AGATCATGATGGACAAGGAGAAGCTGCTGCCTGTGAACTCTTTCTACTATGCCGGAGGGCATAGTGCGTTGATGTATGTGAAGCACATTATTGAGAGACTCATTGAAGAAGAAGATGGAGAATAAAGAGACAGCAGTTGAGTGGCTATTCCAGAGCCTTTGGCAAGAGCCAAAGGATAAGATTACTTGGCATGCCATTCTGGACAAGGCCAAGGCAATGGAGAAGGAGCAGATAGTTGAGGCATTTAATTCAGGTCAGGCTAAAGAGGCTTCTGAGTGCTTCTGGACTAAGGGCAACTTTTACTTTGAAAATACCTATGGAGAATAAGCAAACAGCAGTGGAGTGGCTTGAAGAAAACCTACCATCCTTGTTTCAAGATGATTTAGGTCATTATCAGAAACTATTCGCCAAAGCCAAGGAAATGGAGCGTGAACAACACGGAGAGACATGGGACGCTGCCCTGATTCAAGTGGACAAGAGAGGGGGCGTACTGATAAAAGCTTTGGTTGATTTTGACAAGTATTGGGAGAATGGCTTATAACGTGCCGAGTATTTGCGTAGTGCCTATACTGAACTTTAATTAAAACACAAAACTTAAAAATATGCAGAAAAGATTATTAGAATTACGAAAGGCATTACGCAAATACTGTGTTATGTGCCGTTTTGATTATCAAATTCACTTGTTTGACTTGTGGCTGAACAAATATATGAGCATTGGATTTGCTGTGCTTACGTTTGATAATTGCGAAACAGATAGAAGTTTATTCGGTGTGTTTTGGCAGCCACAAGATAGAAGATTATGGTTAAGTGTATGTTTCATTAATTTCAGATGGTTTCTGTAAAATGGCACATAACTATCCTATTGCCGCAATATTGCGTGATACACTCCGCACAGAAGTAATGCAGAAGATTTAATTTGCCGTAGATTAATGCACTATGAATCATCAATCACAAATAGAAGAACTTATTGACTTCATCATTGACTGCAAGGATGACATTGATGTCAATGATATATTAATCAAAGCCGAGCTTATAAACATGCGAAGTAAGCCCAGGCAAGTAGGCTGGTACTATAATGGAAAGCTCTACTCTGACCTTGATGAGCTTAAAGGCAGAACCATGTCAGACTCTAATAAACCTAAACCACTATACTACTATTCATAATGGGAGACATTCTTAGCAGTTACTTAGAGAGCCTGCCCGATGCTGATCCATTGCAGGCAGTCAATCACCCTCCTCACTATGGAGGGCAAGACAGTACCTATGAGGCTATCAAGGTCATTGAAGCTTGGAAGCTAGGCTTCTGCTTGGGCAATGTCATTAAGTACATATCCAGAGCTGGCAAGAAGGGCAGCAAGCTGGAAGACCTAAAGAAGGCTCAGTGGTATCTTAATCGGGAGATTGAGAAGTTATGCGAAAAGTAGAATTAGATAATATAAGCAATAATCCTAATGTGCTATTATGTGCTGTTATGGATATAAATGAGATTACAAATAAACTTAATCAAGTGAATGGATGCTCATTTAATTATATTTTGTTCTTAGAAAACGAGATAGTTTATATAGGATATAGCAGCAGACTTTGTATGAGATTACACCAGCATAAATATGATAAAGATTTTGATAAAGTAATTCTTATTGAATTGACAGATAAAAAGGCTGCAAGATTATTGGAAAAGAATTTAATCAAGCAATATAAACCAAAATTAAATTATCAGTATTTACACTAAATGCATCTAATTCGATGAAATTGACGTTGATTAGTGCAGGCTAAGGTCTTACAAACCCCTGCTGAATACACCTCGTTTAAATCAACGAGGTGTTAAGGTCTCACAAACCCTTGCTGAATTAGCCCGGCATTGTCGCAATTAAAGCACAGACCTTCACCTCTTAGGTTCAGCTGCCTAGCCCAGATGGCAAGGCTCTGCTGGTAGCCTTCAAGGAAGGTAGCCATAGCTCGCTCGGTGAACTCACGGTTGCCTTGGCTAAAGTAGTTAGCCCTAGGTGATGCCACCTTCTGCCAGAGGATCTGATAGCAAAGCAGATTAGCCCATGCATCCAGAAGAAACTCTTTCTGCTGGCAGATAAAGCTATCAAGTGAGCAGAGCAATTGTGCATCCATGTAGACTCCTGACTGGCTATTATCTTGACTCCATGAGTCTCCAAAGCCATAGCCTAGAGGAGCAGTCACCGGGAAGATGCTCCAGCCATTGCGCCAGAGATAGGTGAACCTTGAGGCACACTCTAAGTCCATCTGCGCCCAGCCATAGTCACTAAACATGCCTGTGCTGGTAGGTAGGTTGGTGCAGTCTACAGCTACCATGATGTTGAGCTTGTCAAAGTCAGAGTAGAACTCCTTATTGACAGGCACATAGTTCATGCCCTCAACCAGGTCAGCTGTGCCACTCTCTAGCAGCTTGCCATCCTGAGTCTGGTAGATGTACCAATCAATACCATTGACAGCAGGGCCAGCGTTAAAGATATATATCTGCTTAACTCTTAGACTAAGATACTTGCTGCCTTGGATGCTTACAAAAGTGCCTTTAAGAATTGCCTCTGCTGGTACTGTCTGAACTTGCTGCCACTGCTGGACAAACTCCTTGCGTGTCTGGAAAAGTACCTGATCTAGCTGAGCCTCTGCTGAGCTGAATAGTGCAGCTTGCACATCACGCTTGAGCCTTACATAGCTAACAGCTTGGGCTGAGTTCCACATGCCCACATAAGACACCTGCTCTGGTGTGGCTATTTTATCCAGCAGCTCCGAACTCATGCCCGGGTAGTCATTTATATATAGGCCAGAAAGAGGCTGACCTGTGGTGCAACCTTTGAGTCCGATGTAATCTTCAAGGCAATTCATGGTGCTAAATTAAGCATTATCAGAGTTATTGTGACCTGCTGCCGGAATGCGAAAAATCTTACTGGTCAATGCTGCCCATGAGCCTAGTACCTGGGCAAGTATAAACATCAGAACCGAATCAGAAGCAGCTACCTGATTGGTCTTGTATAGGTAGCCTACTCCCAGAAGCAGGCCGACTAAGACAAGACTCGTGCAAGTGTAGGCATACACTTGAAATCTCTTGCCAAAGCTGTTGAGCATTATAGCTTGGGGAAAAGCCCCTTGATCAGGCCACCTAAGAATCTACCTCTCCTCTCTGCTCTCTCGGTCTTATAGGTCTTAGTCTGGGTGCATGAGTCAAGGTATATGACTGTCTCTGCCAATGCCTTATTCTGAGCCTTAAGGCTATCAACTCTTGCCGACATGTTAGCTGTCCGGTAGAGGCACTTGACTGACATGCTATCTGACTGTTGAATGAATGACTCAAGTCTGTTATGAGTCTTATTGGCGTTATACACATCAAGTCCAATGTAGGCAACAAATACCAGCATCAGGAATAAAGTATCCTTCTGAATGTTCATTTGAATAGCTTTTTAAATTGCAGATAAAGCTTCTTATACCCGGTCATCATTACCACCTCTTTTGACTCATCAGGCCACAGCTCCTTAACTATAAGCCGCTTGTGAATGTCTGAGGCAATCACAAATAACCTATACAGCAGAATGACTGCCCAGCCGTGTGAGTAAGCCCATGCCTCAAGGTCATTATAGAATTGTAAGTCAGGATTGGTCAATTTAGTCAGGAGGATAGCACCATAGGCAGGGGTATCATTCAAGAACTTTACCAGCTCTGCCTTAATTAACATATTCATTAGTATGTCCAGATGAGAGACTGTGGCTTTGTTGGATCACAGTCTACATGTACAAAAGTACCATCAATGCCTATGCGCTTGAACCCAGCCTCCAGCAGGGCATTGATAATAGTGAATCTAGATGCTGAGTCATTGCAATGAATATCTGCTGCCCATCCACCTAAGTGAGGTGAATTAGTGACAGCCTTATAGCCACGCTTCTGCAGGCTGACATTGTGAGCCTTGGTTCTGAACCCGGAGTTAATCTTGAACGGTATGCCAGCAATTGCTCTGGCCTTGTCCAGCTTAATCAAGAACTCCTCCTTCATTTTGCTACCTGAACCAGGTGCATCTGGGGAGTCAAATTCAGAAAGTGTAAAGTGCTTCAGTTGCATTGTGTAAAGTTACTTAACCCTAGTGAATTTTTTTGCTG